GGCGGGAGTCATTCGCACGCAAAATGCATTTAATTATTTTTTTCAAATAAAGTAAATTTAGAAAGGTGGTGATGATTTTGGCAAGGAAAGCAGAACCAATGTCTCTCAAGGTTTTGAGTGGAAAAAGACAAGGTGTTTCAAAGCAAAAATTAGAAGCTAGAAAACAGGTAGAATCCGAGTTAAAATTACCAAAAGATAAACTAAAGCCACCTAAGTGGTTAGGTGACTTAGCAAAAAAAGAATTTAGGTTTATAGTTGCACAAGCGGACTCAATAGACTTACTAAATAATCTAGACTTACACGTGTTAGCTATTTATTGTGACACTTACGAAAAATACGTAGACTGTAGTCAGATTATACAACGTGACGGATTAATGACAGACCAAGGTTATAACAAAGAAACAGAACGTGAGCTTAGACGACACGGTAAACTAGTTGAAGCAGAACGAACTAAAGATTATGGACTTGGACAACATCCATTACTGATTAGACAGAAAGATTTATTTAACACACTCAAATCTCTACAATCTGAACTTGGATTGACACCAGTAGCAAGGGCGAAAATTGCTATGGATAAAGCTTATTCAGAAGCTCCTGTAGATCCTGTAAAAGAAAGGTTTGCTAATTTATAATGTTAAAAGATGCAATGAAGGAGTGGGCGAGACAAGCAGTTGATGGAGAACGAATAGCTTGTGAAAAAGAGAAATGGGCGTGTTTAAGATTTATAAAAGATTTAGAAAGAGAGGGAACTGAAGAGTTTCCTTTTATTTTTGATGATGACAAAGCTATGAATTTTCTAGAGTGGATGTCATTATTTAAACACACAAAAGGCAAACTAGCTGGACAAAATATAGATCCTGCTCCAATACAAATTTTTAACTGGTCTAATATATATGGCTGGGTTCATAAAGATACAGGTATTAGAAGATTTAGAAAGTTTTACTATCAAGTAGGACGTAAGAACGCAAAATCACAAGATGTTGCTTGTTGCTTATCTTATGAAATATCTGCCTTTGGTGAATCATCATCAGAAGCATATATAGGAGCGACTAAGCGAGACCAAGCAAACATTGTGTTTAAGGAAATCAAAGCACAGATACAAGGTAGTCAAATCAGAAACAGATTTAAAATAACACGTAGCTTAATAGAACATGAGAAAAGTAACAGTTATATTATGGCTCTTTCTCGTGACTCTGGAAAAACAGCGGACGGTTTTAACCCACAGGTAGGAGCAATGGACGAGTATCACGCACATCCAACAGATGAAATACTAGATGTAATAGAATCTGGACAAGGTGCAAGAAGTCAACCATTAATTGTAATTATTACAACAGCTGGATTTAACTTAAATAATCCATGCTATTCAACTGAATATGATTATGTTAGTAAATTATTAGATCCTAACAATCCAGTTGAAAATAATGGTTATTACGCTATGGTGTGTGAGTTAGATAAAGGCGACGATATAAAAGATGAGTCAAATTGGTTAAAAGCTAATCCAATATTAGCTAGCTATTCAGAGGGTGTAAAATTCTTACGTGAAAGATTAAAAGAAGCCCTAGATAAGCCGGAAACTATGTCTAAATTCTTAACAAAGAATATGAACATCTGGGTAAATGCTCCTGAAAATAAATATATGGACATGGGAAAATGGAAGCTTTGCGAAGTATCTGATGATGAACTAGAAGGTAAACCGTGCTTTGTCGGAGTTGACTTATCAAAGAGACTAGACTTAACAGCAGTTACTTCTATATTTGTATTAGGTGATGATAAATACGCAATAAGAAGTAAAGGCTTTATGCCGGAAGATATGTTGTTTCAACGTATGAACACAGACCGTGTTAACTACTCTCAATGGATAGAGGAAGGTTGGATTGTTAAGACACCAGGAGAAGTAATTGATTATGATTTTGTAATTGATTATATTGAGGAATTAAGAAATAAATACAGCGTTCAAGAAGTGTGTTACGACCCTTACAATGCTACACAATGGTCTCAAACAATGGAAAAACTAGGTTATTTAATGGTTGAAATACGTCAAGGTGTACTTACACTTAATGAACCTACGAAACACTTTAGAGAATGTGTTTACGAAGTTAAAATACATCATGACGGAAATAAAGCTTTGACTTGGTGTATGGGTAACGCTGTAACAAAATCTGATGCACAAGATAACATTATGTTAGATAAGAAAAAGTCTAGTGATAGGATAGATATGGCAGCGGCTGGTATTTTCGCTTTTACACGTGCAATGTATAGCGATAATATTGGCTATGATTTAAATGAAATGATAGATAAAGGAGAATTTAGTTTCTAGTGAAAACATTATTACAAATATTAATTGGATTATTATTCCTAGCAAGCCTTGTGTCTTTTGTGTACGCAGGCTTTTTATTTTGTAAAACAATAGGTTTCGTAGTGTTAGGTGTAGTCTTAATGCTGTGTAGCTATGTTTTAGAACGACAATTATAACTTTGAAAGGAGGTGAGAAAAGAGGATGATATTTAGAAATAAAACACCGACAGGTGGAAATGAATTAAGTGATTTAAGAAATCCAGCAGACTGGTTTTTAAACCTATTCAATAGCAGCAGAAATACTATTAATGAAGAAAGTGCTATTAATACATCAGAGGTGTACAGTTCTGTAAAAGTACTATCTGATGACTTAGCAAAATATCCGTTGAACTTATTACAAGATGTAAACGGAACAGTGGAAAAAGCGAAAAAACATACAGCATATCCGTTGCTTAAGGACCAACCAAACAAGAACATGACTTCTTTTGAGTGGAAACACTTAGTAATGACACAGTTAAATTTGTGGGGTAACAGTTATCATTATCTAGAAATAGATAAGCGAGGACAAGTAAGAGAAATCGTGCCGTTAGATCCTAGAGAAACAAAAGTATTATATCACGCAGAAACTAACACTGTAACTTATCATACTACCTACAAAGGGAAACCAATGGTATTAAATAGTGAAGAGTTGCTACATTTTAAAAACTTGTCGATTAATGGATTAATTGGACGTTCTCCAGTTCAAGTACTTAGGGAAAGTATTCAAGGAAACCAAAAAGGGCGTGAAATGGCTTCTAACTTATTCAAAAGGGAAGGTATTCCGCTTGCAATACTTAAGTCAACACGAACACCATTAACAACTGAAAACAAAGAGACAGTTGCGGAATCATGGAAAAAACATCTTGAAAACAATAACGTTGCTATATTAAATCCGGATATAGATTATCAAAGTGTAGGAATACCACAATCTGATGCACAGTTCATTGAAACAATGAAATACAACAAGGCAGAAATTGCTAGTATTTTTAAAGTTCCTCCATATAAATATGGAGACTATAGCGGATTAACTCACTCTAACGCACTAACACAATCAATGGACTATGTGAAAAACGTTATGTTACCTTATGTAACCAATATTGAATCTGAACTAAATGCCAAGATACTAACAGAACTAGATAGAAAGCGTGGATATTATTTCAAATTCAATATGGAAGCAGAATTGAGAGCGGACCAAAAATCACGAGCAGAATTTTATGAAAAAATGCAACATGTCGGAGTTTATACAATTAACGACATATTACGTTCAGAAGATATGTCAACTATTGATACAGAGTATGGTGACATGCGATTTATGTCATTAAACTATGCTCCAGTTGACACAATTAAAGAATATCAATTATGGAAAGCAGGTGCGAAAGGTAATGCAAAAGTGGAAGATGAAAGCCTTGAATGATGGAAAGGCAGAAATTTTCATCTATTCTGACATTGGATATGACTGGTGGGAAGATAAATCGACAGCACAATTATTCGCAGAGGAATTAAAAAACTTAGGTGATGTTAGTTCAATAGACTTACATATTAATTCAAATGGCGGAGATGTGTTTGACGGTCAAGCGATTCATACACTAATCAAAAATCATAAGGGATTTGTGACAGCATATATTGATGGTTTGGCTGCATCTATTGCAACAGTAATAGCAATGGGTGCTGATAAAGTAATAATGCCAAAAAATGCAATGATGATGATACATAATGCATGGACAGGATTATATGGTAATGCAAACGACTTAAGAAAAATGGCTGATGACTTAGATCATATCAATGACACAATAGTACATACTTATCTTGCAAAAGTTAAAGATAAGACAGATGAAGCTACAATTAGAGATTTAATGAACAAAGAAAGCTGGTTAAATGCAGAAGAATGTTTAAGTTTAGGTCTTTGTGATGAAGTTTCAGAGCCTGTTAAAATGGCAGCGTGCTTAACTAAAGAACAAGCACACAAATTTAAAAATGCTCCAAAAGAATTAATTAAAGAAGATTATGAATTTCAATCGGAGCGAGCAAAACAATATGTAAAATTTTTGGAGGTAATCTAATGAATAAAAAATTAAGAGAATTAATGCAATTAAAAGCAGAAAAGGTAACTATGGCAGAAAATGCTATTAATAATGGTGACAAGGAGTTAGCAAACTCATTAATGGAAGAAATCAAAGGATATACAGAAGAAATCAACCAAATTCAAAACTTAATTTCATTAAAACATGATGATAAAGTTGTTGATTTACGTGAAGAACAAAAAGAAGAAACAGGACTAGTAGCTGTTAAAAACTATATCAAATCAGGTATTGTTAATGCAGCTGGACCACTTAAAGAATCAGAAGGAGAAAACGGTGGTTACTTAGTACCAGAAGATGTTAGAACTGCAATTAATGAGTACAGACGTTCATTCGTTTCATTAAAAGATTACGTTGATGTTCGTTCAGTAGTAGTTCCATCAGGAAGTGAAGTATATGAAAAAACAAGTCAATTAACTGGACTTACTGACATTACTGAACTAGGAGAAATCCAAGAAATAAACGCAGAAGTATTCGAGAGAATTAATTACAAAGTTAAAAATTTCGGAGGAATTCTACCTGTATCACGTTACTTATTACAAGACTCTCCAGAGAACTTACTTGCATACTTAGGTAAATGGTTCATGAAAAAACAAGTAGTAACAGAAAACAAAGAAATTATTGCTGTGTTAAAAACTTTAACTAAAAAAGCAATTACTAAAGTTGATGAAATCAAAGAAGCTTTCAACGTAACATTAGATCCTATCTTTTTAGATAATACAAAAGTATTAACTAACCAAGATGGTTTTAACGTGTTAGACAGTTTAAAAGATAAAAATGGAAACTACTTACTACAACCAGTAGTAACAGACCCAACAAAACGTACTCTATTTGGTAAAGAAGTAATTGTATTACCTAATACACACTTACCAAACGAAACTGCTAACAAATTCCCACTATACATAGGAGATTTAAAAGAAGCTGTACGTGTATATGAATTAAATGAATTAGAAATCAAATCAACTGATGTTGGTGGTAAAGCATTCACACGTAACTCTTATGATACTCGTTTAATCACTCGTTTTGATGTGAAACCTGTAGATAAAGAAGCTGTTGCAAAATTAGAATTTGATAAGAACTTAACTCTAGTAGCTGGAGCGTAAAACTATGATTGATGTTTCAGAAACGTTGTTAAAACAATTTAAAGATAAACTGCATATCTTACATGATGATGAAGACGATAATCTAAAAAGGTTGTTATCTTTTTCTTATTCAGTTTTGTGTGAAAAATGTGGTTTCTTTGACATTGAGAACAACGAACAAGGTAAATCATTAGTGTTTGAGCGTGCAAGATATGAATACAACGACAAATTAGAATATTTTGACATTAATTTTTTAGGAGAAATATCAAGTTTATTAATTAGATTAGAAAAAGAAAGGAGAACTGAAACAAGTGAAGATTAGAATTTTAAGAGAGTTCGCAGACATTCACACATCTCAACTATATTCAGTAGGTGATGTGTTGGAAGTTTCAGAAAAACGTTACGAAGAAATGCTTGAAAATCTATCTGAATATGGTGAAGACTTCTTAGAAAAAATTGAAGAAGCTACTACAGAAAAAGAGGTAGCAGATTATGAGACAATACAGGATTAACCAATCATATAATGATGGAATAGTAAAGTTTGTGGAGTACGTCCATAAGAAAGATAAATTTAATACTAAGCTAGCAGATCATGAAGAAAAAGAAATCAGAAAGTTTTGGTTTAGATATTTAGGTGTAACTGCTAACGAAAAGTATCAATCTTTACAGGTGGATACAGAAGTAACAACGAGAATAGCTATTAGGTTATTCACAAATATTAATGATTATATCCTTAGCAAATTGTATGTGATTATCAACAATAAAAAATATACAATTGCTAGGATATATCACAACCACGTCAAAAATGAAACCGAAATATCATTAGTGGAGGTGGTTAAATAATGACAACAAAAGAACTGATTTTTAATACTATAACTGGGTTAGAGTTAGACATACCATTATCTTATGGATTTAGTGATGGTGAAGATTTTCCCAAGCTAGTTTATTTTCATGTTGGAACAATGGAGAAACGCTCTTCTAATAAAAAGTTTAAAAAACATCACACTTACCAACTTAATTTATTTGATGTAAAACCACATGATTTAGACAATTCAGAGATATTAATTAAACTTCAAACTGCAATAGAAGACACCACTCTAAACACTGGAGCATGGCACGAAATAATAGATGTAGATGAAGATACTAAAGAAACTCAATTCATGTATTACATGGAGATTTACTCATAATGGAAGTATTTGGATTTGATAACGCAATAGCGAAGTTTAATAAAATCGCAAGTAATACAAGTAAAGTTAACGCAGTTATAGAAAAAGAAGCAGAAGAAATTAAAGAAGATGCAAAAAGTATAGCAATTGGAAAAGGATTAAAGAAAACAGGTGCAGGGGTAGACGGGATAGTAACCAAACACAGCAACTTTGAAAGCTCTATTGGTTGGGCTGGAAGACCAAATTTACATTTGTATTTCCATGAAATTGGTTGGCACGCCGGATTTTCTAAACATACCAGTCGAAATAGGACTGGTAAACGTGAACGTAGGTATAGAAAAGGGCGTGTATATAAACCACCAAATCCACATGTGAGACCAGCAGCAATGAAACATAAAGATCCTTTTGCTAGAAAAGTAAAAGAAGCACTATTAGACACTTAGGAGGAATAATAAATGACAGTAACAAAAGAAGCAGTGAGCAAAGCGTTATTAACTGGTGTAGGAGCTGGGTATTTACAAAAAGTAAAAACAGAAGCTACAAGTTCACAAGGTTTAACGTATGACGACAAAACATATGAAGTATTCGCTATTGATAAAGTATCATTCAAAGGACAAATTAAGGAGAAAACAGTATATCTTTCTAACATCAAAGCGAGAGATATTGTTAAATTCTCTAGTGTTGAAATGACAGTAGATATAGGATTTTTCCCTGATGGTTTCTTAGAAGAAATGTCAGGTATGACTAAATTAGCAAACGGTGTTTATGTACAAGGAGACTCTCCACGATACAAACAGTTCCGTTGGTCTTTCCCTGTAACTGATGAAGACGGAAAAGAAATTATCTACAACTTCCCAGTATGTCAAATCGAAAGTCCAGACTTTAACGCAGAAACTGAAACAGATGAGAAAAAAGAAAACATCTCACAAGTTACAATCAAAGCTTATCCAGTTATTGGTAGTAAGAACAAATCAGTATTCGGTAAAATTGACTTACGTGAAACTGATAAATATGATCGTGAGAAATTATTATTACAAGGTTTCTATGATGCAGAAACACTTAAACAATGTCTTAAATCAGGAACAACTGATGAGACAGTAGTTGTAGCAGGATAATTTTTAAGAGCTAGCAATTTGTTAGCTCTTTATTTTTTTGGAGGATAATTGATGAGTATATTTACAAAGACAGTAAAAACATTTAAAACAGATATTTTAGGAAGAGAAATTGAATTAAAATCAAATTTAGCAGTATGGTTATATCTAGAAGCTGATTTTGGAATCAAGCAGGGAGAGTGGAATGAAGTCTACTTAAAAGAAAAAAATGTAGCAACAGCTAAATTTTTAGTGTCAATTCTTAAGGCAAATGGCTATAAAACAACAATAGAAGAAGTACTAGAGAACGTAAATGATACTGAACTAGAATTATTCATCTTGAAATACCAAGAAGCTATGTATGGAGACCAAACAGCAACATTACTAGAAATGTTAGGTATCACAGATGATAGTGAAATGGGAAAGAATATTTTAAACGAAAAGGTAGAAGACCTAGTGAATATCTCAGACCATCAACCGAAACAGAAGAAAAACAAGAAAAACAAAAAAAGCAAGAAATAGATTGGGATGACTTGTTTTATCGCTGTAGAACATGGTTTGGAATGTCTAAAAAGGAGTTCATGTTTGACTATAGTTTAGAATACATTGTGTATATGATAAACAAATATATTGAAGATAACTATAGTCAAGGTGAACAACAACCAAAAGAAGATGAAGAAGTAAAAGAAATGAACTTTAGTAAAATGTTTTAGGAGGTAAAAATTTGTCAGGATATATGGATAAAGTCGGTATCATACTGACAGCCGAAGGAGTGGGCAGTTTTACCTCTGCTCTTAAGCAAGGTGAAAATGCCTTAAGACAATTACAAGCAGAAGCTAGAAGAAATATAGCATCTCTTGGTAGTGGTGGAAAAGCTTATGATGTTTACAAAGCTAAAATGAATGGTTTATCTTCACAGATGAAACAATCTGCTAGTAATGTAAATTTATTAAAATCAAAATATGATGCACTTAAGCAATCAACAAGCCAATTACCAAAAGAGATTGATAAGCTTACTGGCTCATTAAAACAAAAACAATCAACATTAAAAACTACAGGAACGCTGCTAGAAAGTCAAAAGGAACACTTGAAACACCTACAAAAAACGTATGGTAAGACAAGTGAAGCAGCGTTGAAATATAAAGATACAGTAGCAAACACTTCTAAAGCGTATAAAAATACAGAAAAAGAAGTGAAGGCTCTAGAAACACAAATTAAATCATTAAATGGTACGTTTAGTAGTCAACAAAGAGAACTACAAAGCTTACCAACAAAAATAGCAAATGCGGAGACTGGTTATTTCAAACTAAGAGATGCAATGCAACAAACACACACAGCATTTAGAAATAATGGTGGAAAGTTAGCGGATGTAGCTCAACGTTTTAATGATGTGGGTGGAAGAGTTCAAGCATTTGGACAAAAGATGAGTGGATTTGGTGACGGGCTATCAAAAATGACAGCTGGTTTATCTACAGGAATGTATTTAGCAGGTAAAGCAGCGATAGATTTTGAGAGTAGTTTTGCCGGTGTAGTAAAAACTGTTAATGGAAGTCCGGAACAGTTAAATAGAATTAGACAAGGTTTCTTAGATTTATCTACACAAATCCCAGTAAGTGCTAATGAGTTAGCTAAGATTGGTGAAGTAGCTGGACAGTTAGGTATTAAAACCGAAAACATTCTAGATTTCACAAAAACAATAGCAGACTTAGGAGCAACTACTAACTTATCCGCAGAAGAAGGAGCAACAAGTTTAGCTCAATTCATGGCAGTTATGGGTACGAGTCAAGGTAACATTAGAAATCTTGGGTCATCAATAGTTGAGTTAGGTAATAACTTTGCTACAAATGAGAGATCTATTGTAGAAATGGCACAAAGATTATCCGGAATGGGTAAACAAACTAATATGGCAGAAGCAGATGTATTAGGTCTGGCAGCTGCATTAAGTACTGTTGGTATTGAAGCAGAAGCTGGTGGTAGTGCAATGACTCAAGTTATGAACAAAATGCAAAATGCAGTAGCTTCTGGTGGAGATGGATTACAAAAATTCGCAAGTGCTGCTGGAGTAAGTGCTAATGAATTTGCCAACGCATTTAGAACTAGACCTGTAGAAGCATTACAAATGTTATTAAAAGGATTAGATGAAGTAAAAGAAAATGGTGGAAATGTCAATGAAGTATTAGCTGGATTAGGTATCACTGGTATTCGTGAAGCAGATGCAATCAAACGTTTAGCTGGTGCATTAAATGGTGATAGTGGATTAGGAAAAGCGTTAGATATTGCAAATAAAGGGTGGAAAGAAAACAACGCTTTAACTAAAGAAGCTAGTATTAGATATCAAACTAGTGCTAGTAAACTTAAAATAGCTAAGAATGAAATACAGAAAATGGCTATTGAAATGGGTTCACAATTATTACCTAAGTTGGCACAAGCTCTAACAGCTTCAAAACCATTAGTAAACTCACTAGGAAATATGATGTTATGGTTTAGCAAATTACCAACAGCAGTGCAACTAGCAACTCTAGGTTTTGGACCTTTCATGTCTGTGTTAGGTAGAATGACAACCGGTATTGGTAGTGGTGTGAAAGCTATCGGAAGCTTTGTTAAATGGGTTGGTAAGATGTCAACAGCTAAGTCGGTTGGAGACATGATTAAATTATCAACATCTATAGCAGGAGTCGGAACACAAGCAGCTAAAGCAGGAAGTATGGCGACATTGCTGACTAACCCTTATGTAGCGGGTGCTGCGTTAATAGGAGCTGCATTTGTTGGTGTAGGTACTGCGATATATAGAGAAATGACTAAACACAGTAGAAACCATGAAGCAGCGATTGAACTTACAAACGGTAAGTATAAAGAATGGTACGACGCCGTGATTAAAGGCGCTGAACAATCTGGGAACTCTATTAATCACATGGGAGACGCTGTTAAACGTAATTCAGAAGCTGTTAAAAGTGAGATTAAGAAAGTTCAAGCTGCAAACACCGAGATTATGGAAAACATAAACAAGAACTTTAAAGACGGTAAATGGTACAAACTGGAGTTTGACGGGCGTTTCAGAAAACAACTAAAAGAAGCATTAAGTTTATCAGACGAGGACGTTAACCAAATTTCAAGCAGTGTGCAAGTAGCAGGCAACATATTAGGGAACTCGTTAGCAAGTTTAAATAGTAAGTATTTAGAAGGTAGCAGAATCACGGCTGATTACGCTCTTGCACAGATTAAGAGTGTAAGTGATGTGACTGCTGCAACTGTTCAAAGTTTAGAACAACGTAAAGCGGCTGAGATGTCGGCGTTGGAGCAAAAGAAAGCTAACAACTTAATTAATGAAGAATTATATAGTCAGGAAAAAGAAAACATAAGCAAACATTATGACTCTATTATTAACGAAACAAAACAAGCACAAGACACAATTAACGATATTTTGTCAAGTGCCTCTAGAGAAAACAGGGTGCTTACTAAATCAGAATTAGACCAACTAGAAGAAGCTTACAAAAAAGTAGGTAAAACAGCTACAGAAGCAGCGACTGAAAGTAAGGAAGCTCAGAAGATATTACAAGAAGCATTTGACGACACAACAGCGACGGCAAAATTGGCAGCGCTAAAACAAATGGGAATAATTGACCAAGCAAAAGAGACTTACATTAAAGGTCTTGGAAGCGCCGAGAAGAAAGTCCAAGAAATGAATAAAGCTCTTGACGAATGGGCTGCTAAAGAAGGTGGGTTCAAGACAATCGGTATTGAATATGAAGGGGGCGACATTGCTTTCAACTTCAAAAATGATTATGAACGTGCATTAGCTTTACCAGACATTAAAAAAGCTATTATGATTTCTGAGAGTCAAGGTCGCACTATTAAGATGACTATAGATGACTTGAATTTCTTAAATAGTATGGGAATACACCCTAAGAATGTTGAAATTGTAGATAATGCAAGTCAGCCGTTGGATAACGTTAACGGAAAAATAGGTCAATTCAAAGACATGGATATAGCACCTAAATCAATAATGGTGCAAGATGATGCGACACCTAATATCACAAAAGCATTCAACAACTTGTTAGACTTTGCATCACTAAATGTTCCAGACAAAAACATTAATGCAACAGATAACGCTAGTGCAGTAATTGACCAAGCTAAATTTAGCTTAGACGGATATAACGCTACAGAAACACCAGTGAAATCGATTATGGCTCAAGGTAATGCGACACCGTTTATTGACCAAGCTAAAAGTAGTGCTGATAGTTTCAATGCGACAGACACGCCAACAAAATCAATTATGGCACAAGGTAACGCAACGCCGTTTACTAACCAAGCAACAGGTAGTTTGAACGCATTTAACGCAACACCGACACCACCTAAAGTGTTATCAGCAGTAGACGCAGCTAGTGGTACTATCGCTGATGTAATTGGACTATTAAATAGTATCCCTCGTGAAGTTGTGAGTGTAGTGCGTGTAATGAGTAGCGTTTCCGGTATTCCGAGTTTCCCAGGATTTTTCGCAACAGGTGGAAATATAGGAATGTTCGCAAGAGGTGGAAACATAGGTCAGACAGAAAGCTTACAACCTAATTATACTGGTATAGTCGGAGAGGCAGGACCAGAGTTATTTAGAGTAACCAAGAATGGAGTTAACATTACACCGTTATCAACTAGCGAAAAAATAAAAGGTATAAGCGGTGCATTGGCTGAACACGGTGCTAAAAACAATGGTAATGAAATCAACGTAACAATTAATGTTACTGGAAACAGTATCAACGATAAAGAAGATATCAATGTGTTAGTTGACACAATAGAACAAAAATTAGTAAGAAGCATGAAGGAAATACAAACAATGAGTTTTGGAGGTGGTAGAAATGCCGTTACACTTTAATAAATTAACGTTTAAAGGGAAGTCTACTGCCGACTTTCCTTTTGATATTTACGTAACTGAAAATGATGGAATTAATAAAGCGAAAAGAAAAGATAAAATTTTCACATCAGATGATATGTCAGGCGGTGTAGTAAGGACATCTAACGCTTATGAATTAGTTGAAAAACCATATAAATTACTTATACATGGTGTTAGTTTATCAGAAACTGATGGTATTTTAGCGTGGTTAGAAGGTAGTGGAAAACTAATAGCTTCTAATAATCCATATAGATATTATGAAGTATTAACAGTTTCTGCAATACGTTCTAAATTAGGAGAAGTAGATGAATACGAAATAGACGTAACGTTTACTTGTAATCCTTTCTCCTATAGCGTAGATAAAGACTTAAAGACATATACTAGTAACGGAGTGTTAAACAATACTTCACACGTTGAGATGTATCCTAAAGTAACTGTGTATGGCAATACAACAGAAGCTACAACCTTAACAATAGGAACTCAAGTAATCAGATTAAAAGAGATTAAAGAGAAAGTAGTAATTGAATGTAAACAAGGACATCAAAATGTATTTGATAAAAATGGGGATCTCTTAAATGGCGTTATGCTAGGACCGTTTTTTGAAGTTAAACCAGGAGAGAATGGAATATCTATCGGACAAGGAATTACTAAGGTAGATATTGAGTGTAGATGGGGGGCGTTTGCATAATGTTATATTTATATGATCCCTTTGAAAAAGACTTCACATACAACGGAATTGTGTTAAATAATGCATACGACTCTGATATACACTGGGTATTAAATTCAACTTATAAGCTAACTTTCAAATATCCTACTGTAGATAATGATATGTACAGCATGATAGAAAAAGGAATGATAGTTAAAGCTAATGAAGATAATCGTACAAATCTATTTAGAATTAGAGATATAGAAGTAAATGAAAATGATAAAAGTATAACAGTAACAGCGTACCAAAAGACTTTTGACTATAGTAATCGATTAGTAGGTAAATTTGCTAGGTTAGATTCAAATTGTCAAACAGTGTTAGATGAATGGTACGCTAATTTTTTATCAAAA